GGAGGTCAGGAAAGGAGCATGACCAGCAGAAACGTCACTGGTGCCCTGAGCGATGCCGGAAGCACCGATGGCCAGGCTTGCGCCGGCAGCACGAAGGCCGTTTGTGACAGTAGAAGAAGGCAGACCAGGGGCGCCGGAGTTGTCGCCACCTAAGCAGAGAACTTCGGTGTTGGTGCCTTGAATGTCAGCGGTCAGCGGAGAAGCGGGGTAAGAGGGCTCACCAGCGCTAGGGCTGTCTTGACCAATGGCGAGGGAAACGCCATAGATGTAGGAGGGACGCTCGGAGCTGGCTTGAACAACCATGGAAGTACGA